AAAAATCGTGGGCCCAATCCGACACGGTCCAAGTGTTGTCATCTCCGCACAAACACTTGGCAGTATTTTCCTCGAACTCACCTAATGATGTATCTCCATCTGGATGAAGCATTAACCATGCATAAGCCATTAAACAATATAATATTAAAGTATTATCATTAATGGTATTAACTGAACCGGAAGGATTACCAGTCAGTTTCATTATTAGGGTTCCATCGGAGCAACATATTAAACTATTAACTAAATTTCTATAATAAGTTCTTATTCTCCGGAAATTTTGGGGTGTTTTGTCTTCATCTCTTAACATATTCCAACGCATTCTCGCGCAACCCCACATCATATATGAACGTAAACTACTATCATATTCACTTTCATCTAATGCATACCCTTTCTTAAAAGTTTTTAATTTTCTTAAAAGTCGATCCCAATTTCCTCCCATTGGTGACCAGCCGACAGTACTACTACTACATAACCAGCTTGCATTCATTCTCTCGTTCATATCTGAAAACAACCGATTACCTTGTATTGTCATATCAGTTGCTCCGGCACAAAAAGTACGAATCTTATTCAACTTCGTCTTTTCAGATGGTCTTATCTCTTCTTTCAACGCGGTTGTAAAAACACTAGTCCAATTTGGATCCTCGGCCAACCTTTCCCAATCATCAAATTCTAACCATTGATCTATATCTGGGTCTTGTTCAAATAATTCTTTCTTCGTTGAATAGAGAGAATTGAAAGGAATACCTGACGAAGTACTCTTATCAATCTTCGCCTTTGACTCTTCATAACTTATAACTCGGGCATTTTTCATATAAATTCCAAAATGAGCTTCTGTCATTTCCCAAGCAGTGTTCATTATTTCAATTTCACTATCGTCTAAAGGTGGCATATCTTTGCCATACTTTGAAGTACTTTTCAACTCCGCAGCACGGTTTGGTTTTGGTAATCCCCATTCTTCTGGTTGTTTAATTCCATTCTCATCATAATACATTCGAATGAAGGGATCTACAACGCGTTTATTCTTATAACGCGGGAACTTTCTATACGCTCCTACTAATGGAAAATAATATTCCGGTAACATCTCTTCATGTTCATCATCAACATATGCAAAATCTGTAAAATTTGCAACCCCCTCCTGAGATATTTTGTACTTCTCAGGATACCGTTCAAAGAACGGC